TGGCCTTACCCGCCACCGGGTGCATGTGCTCAATGATCACATCCTCCAGGTAGGTGAGGGAGCCCAGCTCGCGCCCGAGGGTCAGCCAGAAGTCATCGAAGTACAGGTGCATCAGCCCTGGTGGCACGAAATATCCCAGCGCCTGCACGATCCCCGCCGACATGGCCACGGCGGTCGGCAGATTGCGCCCCTGGAACAGGTCGTTGCCGTAGGCGACGCCGGGCAGCGCGTCCACCAGCGCCTTGTCCCAGCCGGGAGTGCGGGGCCGGTGATCATCACCCAGGAACCCGACCGCGCCGCCGTGCTGGGCGATCGGGGGCATGACCGAGTTGAGGATCGGCCCGAGACGGCGGGGCTCGCAGATGATGTGCAGATCTACGCCGAGATACAGGTAGGCGTCCAGCTCGGGGTCGTCATCATCCACCACGACCATCAGGTGCGCCTGGGCACCGGTCTGCTTCCAGGCTTCCGTCAGTTCCACGATGTTGCCGGGCCGGCCACGGGACGGGCAGACCATGACCAGCTCGGTGGCTTCCACCGGGCCAGACTACCGTGTGGGTGGCCTGCGCTACTATCGCGTCTGTGCGGCACACCCTCAAGCATTTCTGTGTTCTGAACGAAGGGCATGCGGGGGGACACCAGTGCTGGTGCAGCGGGCCGGTGAAATCCTGCCCGTCCACTCGCGGCGAATGCGAGGAGCCGATGCCATGCGGGTGAAGCGATGAAACTGTGCGTGGGTGCGGCGTCGCGGCGCGTGGTGGAAGAGGCAGCGAGGCTGCAGGTCGAGCAGATCGTCGCCTCGCGGCGGCAGGTCGGCGAATTCACACCCGGCTACACGGGCTACACCAGCAAGACACTGGTGGAGGCGGTGAAGAAACTGTCCGGCGGCGTGACTGACGTGGTCCGCGACCACGGTGGCCCTTACCAGAACGGCGATCCCGATGACAACTGGCTACTTGCTCTCGATGCTGACGTTGACGCGGGGTTCGACGTGCTGCATCTGGACGTGTGCCACCTGGACAAGGGAATGCAGTGCATCGAGCTGAAGCGGCTGTGCGAACGGTACGGCGACAGGATCGGCATCGAGGTAGGGGGGGAACGCGACAGTCAGAGGTGGCTGGATGAGCTGCTGGGACACGCCCTGGACATATGCCAGCCATCGGCGGCGGTCGCCGCGCTCGGTGGCCACATCTGGGCCGACCGGCAATACGGGCACCTGATCGACGCAGCCGAGGCGACGCTGATCGCGCTCACCTATGGCAAGACGGCGGTGAAGGCTCACAACCTGGACTGGCTGGGCGGGCGGCAGAACTATGACCTGGCCGGGTTCTACAACGTGGCGCCCGAGTTCGCCAACGTCGAGATCGACGCCTGGCTGCATCTGCTGCCAGCGGAGGAAGGGGAGAAGATTCTCGACATCGGCTACTACTCCGGTGACTACCGGCGGTGGTTCGACGGTGAGGGCACCAGGCTGGTGCTGTCGCGGGCCGGGCTGCGCTACCACCTGGAGTCGCCTGCCGTGACGCGGGTGCTGGCGAAGCACAGCGACAACTACGTGCGGGAGGCGATCAGCGATGCCATCGCCCACGGCTAACCTGCTCGACGCGCTGATGGAGAATTACCACACCGAAGAGCGCCCCTGGGGGTTCATGCACTGGCTGGACGCGCCCAGTCACGACCTCACGGTCAAATACATGTTCGTGGCGAGAGGCTCCCGGACCTCGCTGCAGCAGCATCAGCGCAAGGACGAGCTGCTGATCGTGCTGTTCGGCAGCGGCTATATCGAGGTGGGTGCCGAACGTCACATCGGCATGGCGCGGATCAGGCCAGGCGTGCCGCACCGGGTCACCGGGGAGCTGTCCTACCTCGAAGTGTCCACCTACGACGATGACACCGACACGACCCGCCTCGAAGACGATTACGGCCGGGCATGACCGCGTTCGTCATCCTCGCCGCCGGTCCTGGCACCAGGATGGGCCGGGCTGGTGACGCACTGCACAAGGCGCTGGTGCCGCTCGACGGCCGGGCTGTCATCTCCCACCAGATAGACCTGGCCCCGCCTGGCGCGAGGATCATCGTCTGCACCGGCTACCGCGCTGAGCAGGTGCGGGACTACCTGGACCTGGCCCACCCTGACCACAAGATCACCTTCGTCCCCGTGCCCGGCTGGGATAAGCCGCGCGGCGGCCCCGGCACCTCGCTGCTCGCCGCCCGCAGTGAAGTGGGCGGCGATGACCTGATCTTCGCCTCGTGCGACACGCTGTGGGCAGCCGATGAAGCGCTGTGGCACGGCGGGGAATCCTGGGCAGGGGTCGCGCCCATCCCGGCGGGCACCGCACCCGAACGCTGGTGCCGGATCAGCTCTTCCCCGAACACCCATGCGGCGTATGCGATCTACGACAAGGTGCCCGGTCCAGCGGCGGGTGATGCCTACACCGGGCTGGCGATGATCACCCGCCGTGACCTGCCGTCTTTCTGGGGTGGTATCACCACCTCGGGCCTGCTCGCCGGGGAGCGGCAGGTGACCGGTGGGCTTGACCAGCTGGTCAGGTTCGCCTCGCTGTCTGTACGGCGGATCAGCTGGACCGACATTGGCGACGAGACGGCCTACGCCAGGGCGGTCGCGGCCCGTTCTGGTTACGACTGGGTCAAGCCGGGTGAGGTGACCTATGTGCTGCCTGAGCGGGGGCGTGTGGTCAAGTTCCGCGAAGATCAGGATTCACTGGCCAGGCGTGTCCGGCGGCAGGGTGACATCGCCGCCGCCGTGCCGAAGCTGACCGGTACCCGGCCGCACATGTTCGCCTACGAGTATGTGGCGGGCGTCCCCGCCTATGAGGCCGCCGAGGGTGACTCTGATCTGGTGCCCCGGCTGCTGGACTGGGCGCAGCGTGACCTGTGGCGTCCGGTACGGGTACTGAACCCGGCGCCGGACTGTGACCGGTTCTACCGGGGGAAGACGCTCGCCCGGGTGGCGATGCTGCGGCCGGGGCTGCGTGAGGTGGCGCAGCATGCTGTGGCCCGCGTGAAGTGGGGCGAGCTGGAACGCGGCTGCCGGCCGGTCACGTTCCACGGCGACTTCAACCTCGGCAATGTGATCGTGTCCCCCGATGGCGCGTTCACCGGCATCGACTGGCGGGAAGATTTCGCTGGCAAGACGCGCTGGGGTGACCGGCGCTACGACCTGGCGAAACTGGTGGCCGGGATGATCGTCCACTGGGGGCGGGCCAGGCGGGGCGATTTCAGGCCCTGGCGGGTACGCCCACAGCATATGGCCGCGCTGGGAGAATGGCTCGGCGGTGAGATCCCGCATGACGTGATGGTGATCGCCGCCCTGTCCCTGCTGAACTGCGCCCCGCTGCACGCCGAACCGCTCGATGAGGTGTGCGTGGCACGCGGTGCCGCCCTGCTGGAGGAGCTGCTATGAGACGCTTCCACTGCTACCGCCCCAATCCGCCGCCTGAATATTACGAACAGGGCACGGCTGCCCCCCCGGATGAAGTTCAGTTTGAGGGTGTCGTTTTCAGCGATGGGACCGTCTGCGTCCGCTGGCGCACCGAATTCCGCTCGCACTCGATCTGGTCAAGCTGGGATGACCTGGAGAAAGTCCACGGCCACCCCGAATACGGCACCGTGATCGAGTGGCTGGACCCGTGACACCTGACGAGATATCCCTGTGGATCGTGAGCTTCCGGCGGCTGGGCACGCTGCGCGCCACGATCAGCGGCTGGCTGGACTCGTTTCCGTTTGAGACGGTGAACGTCATCGTCAACGACCCCACCGTGGACTACAGCGGGATCGGGCTCGACTACCCGCAGGTGAAGTGGTGGCCGAACATGTTCCGGGAGTCATGGGAAACCGGCAGCATCGCCTGGTGCTGGAACCAGTGCATGCGGCACACATTCGAGACCCGCAACTGGTGCCTGATGTCACAAGACGACGTGGTGGTACTGCCCGGCTGGCACGAACTGATCACCGATGCCTACGACACCTACATCGCCCCGCACGGCGACACGGTCCAGTTGCAGTCACTCGCCGGGTTCAATGCCACCGGCTGGTTCGATGAGCGGTTCCGCGCCATCGGCGGCCCCGAAGCCGACTACGAGCTGCGTGCCCTGCAGACCTGCCCGGACCGGCTGTCAGTCCACGACGAGCACGTCTGGCAGATGCGTCACAACGACATTGGGCTGGACCGGTTCTGGCGTGGCGCACCGAAGATCGGCGAGGTGCTGGAAACCCGGCAGAACTTCAACGGGCCATACCACGACGCCGAATGCTTCGCCCGCTGGGTACAGAAGTGGGGCATCGGCGTCGATGAGCTGTTCACCAGGCAGCTCTACGACACGCAGCGCCAGCCTGGCTGGGAAGAGATCGACTGGTACCCGGCGTTCACCCGCCGGCTAACCGAACTGGGCAGGCGCTAAACCTGACGCCACGGCGCGGAGTCCACGAAGTCGCCGGTCACCCGGCCACCCTGCAGGCTCGCCGGGCCACTGTTGTCTTCGAGTGCCACCCAGGGACCGACCGGGCCGTCAGCGGTGGCGTCATACGGCTGGCCGTCCACAGACGGCGTCGAGGTGATGGGCGACGAGACGGGCTGGGGCATGGCTAAACTTCCTTCCACGTTCCGCCGATGCTGATCGTTTCAAAGGTGCCGTTGCCACGGTTCCCGTGAGTGAACCGGACATGCTCCTGCTGGCCCGGGTGCACGACAGGGAGCGGGGTGCTGTTGGAGAACTCGGGGAGCGGCAGGTGGTCCATCTTGTCCGCAACCGGGAGGACGGACTGGCTGCCCGGCGCCGACATGGACCACTTACGGTCGTCGGCGGTGGTGTTCCCCGCGCCCATTGATGACGGGGCCAGGTTCGACATGAACCTGCCGGTGAGATCTTCCATCACGTCTCCACGAAATTCTGCGGACCCGGCTTCTCTATCTCCCCCGTGGTGGCGTGGAGGGTGGACGGGTCCAGGGCTTCCAGCGCGGCGAGCCGCCGCTCATGGGTGTCCATCCGGTCCAGCGCATCGGTGTGCTGCTGGCTGTGCGCCTCACGGAACGAGCCATCCCGCCCGCGCCCGCCGTAGCCAGCCTGAGCATTGGCTACGGCGCGTGCGAACTGGGACGCCATGTCAGGTACCAGGCCCCGACCACGACGGGTGCTGGCTGGTGTGCCCGGTGCCGTTCAGCCGCCCGCCGTACATCACATTGCCCGCACCGGTCTGGAACTGGCCGCTGCCCGGGGTGGGCGTGTTGCCAGCTACGCCCGGCATCTGGTACTCCGCTGGGGCCGCATACCCGTAGTCGTTCGCCTGGGTCCAGTCGGCCGGGCCACTGACCTGGTCGTGCGCGGTCTCGGTGACGTAGCCCTGCTCCATGCCCTGCGGCTCATACATCGACTTGTAGAAAGTCGTCTTGGAGAACACGATCGTGTCAGCCGCGCCACCGATCGCCGGCTCACCAGTGCCCGCCTCGTTCGGGACACCCTGCGTACCTGGGGCACCCGTACCACCAAGCGCGACACCCGTGAAGGACTCCCGCGATGGGTACTGCCCCGGCTCGTTCGTCGCACCTACGTCGATCTCGCTGGAGGTGGGCGAGCCGCCAGGAGCGCCTGAGCCGAAGTTCTGCTCGGGCAGGCCGAAGTCGCTCCACTCCGTGGTCGGGTACTGGCCCGGCTCCTCGGTGCTGTTGCTGCCGTAAGTTGCCATCCCTCAGCCTCCTGCTGTGGTGATGAACCCCGCCCGCCAGGCCCTTGGAAGAGCGGGCGGGGCTCACGTACTTAGGTAGCCGGCCCCTGGTATGTCTTGATCGCGCCGGTCTGGTCAACCAGCGTGCCGTCGCCACGGATGATCGCCCGGAAGGCAACCAGGTCGGTGCCGAACAGGAAGTCGTCCGACCGCTCGAACCGGACCGGGCCGACGATGCGGACGAAGAACTGGCTGAAGTCGCCGAACGCGATCGACTTGGCGCCAGTGGCCACCGCCGGCATGAACGGGTCCGCCACCAGTGGCTTGCCGAGCAGCAGGTCAGGCGACCCGAGAACCATGCTGGGCTCCCAGATGGGCCGCGACTGGCCGTCGAGCAGCAGCCGGAACCCGCCGATCGCCGCGTCCCTCGCCAGCCAGTAGCAGGACTTCGACTGACGGTAGGGGGCGATGACCGAGTATTCGAGGTTGACCAGGTCGCTGTACTGGGCCGCGCCGCTCTTGCCGGTCGTGGTGCCGGTGACACCCACCGTGGAGGTGGCCATCAGGCCGTTCGGCATCGTGGTGCCGGTGCCGGTCACCAGGTCGGAACCAAACTTGTTGCCCAGCGCCCGGCCGGACTGCATGGCCAGGTAGCCGACGAGGTCCACACCGGAGTCGTCCAGCAGTTCACGGGCGACCTGGAGCAGGATGCCGTACTTGAAGGCACCGAGGGTGATCAGGCCGAACGTGGGGTCGGACGCCGCCAGCGCTGCCGTCTGGGCGGCTGCGGCGCTCACCGAGGAGTGCGCGGTCGTCTTCGGGATCTGCAGGTTCTCGCCGCCGGCAGTGTTTAGCACGGTGGGGCCGCATTGCAGAATTCCCGAGACTTCTATCAAGTGCGCGATCAGCTGGTCATAGAAGTCGGTCGGGACCAGGTTGCCACCGGAGGTGACAGACGTGGACACCAGAGTCCGGTACTCGGCCTCGGCCCTGCGGACTTCGGCCAGGTTGACCGGGCCGTAGTTCCAGTTGATCCGGCTGTTGTCCGGGCGGGACACCTCGAAGGCGCCACCGGGCGCGTTGCCCCGGCTGTCGCCGAGCAGGAACTTGCGCAGCTCGGTGTTGAGCATCTTGACGGCCGGGTCCTTCGCCATCTTCTTGCCCTCGGCGTCGGCGTGCAGGCGGTTGAACGCCTGGTCGGCCTCGGCGGAGCGCTGCTCAGCGTCAAGCGCGGACTTGATGCGGGTGTCGAGGGTGTCCATTTCCTCGTTCAGGACATCCCACTTACCCTGCTCTTCTGCCGAAAATGCCCTGTTCTCGGTGGCGGCAGTGTCGGCGAGCGCCTTGCACTGCTCCCACACGTTGAGACGCCGGTCCCGCAGCCTCTTGGTAACTTCGCTGGCCATCTGGCTCCTCCTCGAAGCCCGTAGGGATGTGATCCCCGGCGGGCTCCAGCCAGGAGGCGGGGAATTACCCCGGCCCTGCGGCCTATCTGGACGGGATGGCCTACTCCGTCCTCTGGGGCGATCCTACACCAGCGGTCTGCCCCTGTGGTGGGTCACCAGCGGCCTGTGCTGGCATTCCTTCAGGCCCGCCCTGGTGAGGGCGCGGCGGATATACAGATCGCAGTAATGCCACAGCGGCTCCGGTGGCATGTGATCCGCCTTCGACACGGACTCGGCGATCTGCTCAGTGGGGAACTCGCGCTGCAGTTCGGCGGAGAACCTGGTGCAGCCGAGCGCCTGGGTGATCAGCGGCGCGTCAGGCCACCCGGGGCCGTACTCATACGGGAAAGTACACCAGCCGGACTTGCAGGCTTCGAGCTGCGGCACGACCTCATCGTGGAGTTCCATGTCGTGCTCGATAATCAGCAGGTCATCCCAGCCGGTCCACCGCTTGCTGATCTCATTCCAGTAGGCGTCATCACCGAGGCCCGTCCACACCAGCTCTGTACCGGGCGGGAGGGTGGCCTTGCAGGCTGGATGCAAGCTGGTGTAGAAGCAGGCGGCCCGCAACTAGCCCTCTTCGTCCCACTGGTCGCGCCGGCGGAGCAGGATCGACGTGAGCGCGGCCGGGCCGAACAGCCCCTTGCGCGGGCCAGCAGCCGGCATGGTGGGCCGGTCGCTGCGGACGAAGAACTTGCGCAGGTCGTCGTCGGCGGCGAACGCCCGCACCTCTTCGACCTCAGCCTGGACATAGTCGGCGATCGAGTACAGCGCCGCGTCGAACGCCCGCAGCATCGAGGTGGTGTCGCCGTAGCCGGGGGTGAGCACGGGGGCCACGTCGATCAGGTCACCCGAATGCAGGGTCCGCAGCGCCAGGCCGTCGCGCCAGTCCCACTCGTCCCCGCCTGGGTGGCAGCGGAACGCGAAGCTGGAGTACCGGATGTCGCGCCGCTCGACCAGCTCGCGGATGTCAGCGCGGGACTCGGGCGGCTTCACCATGTAGTCGAGGCCGATGCGGTCCGGGCTGAGCCGCAGCGTGTCAGCCTCGGTCGTGCCGAGCACCATGTTCGAGTCGTGGTTATACCGGCAGACGACCCCGGTGGCGTCGTCAATGTTCTTCCAGCCGCGTGACTGCACCTCGTTGAAGAACGTCGGCATGACACGCTCTTTGAACCCGCCGAGGTTCTTCGACTCGCGGGGGATGAACACGGTGGCGTAGCCACCGATCCACCGGCCTTCGGTGCCCATGTCACGCATCTCGATCGGCCGGTCCAGATCGCGGAACTGGCTGGTGATCCGCACCTCGCGCCGCTCGTAGTC